TGGAAGCGGTGGAATGAAAAAGAAGAAAAAGAAAAAAGCTAAAAAACCAAAAATGGGTAAAAGGAAAAGATAATGGTCAAAGTAGCATCTATAAAAAATATAATTAAAGATTTAACACCCAGACAACAAAAAACTATGCGTGGACACGCAAAACACCACACATTAAAGCATATGCGAACAATGGCTAGATTAATGAGTGGTTCTGGTGGCAGAAGAAAACGGACATTCGGTCAAGCACATCGAATAGCGATGAGGGCTGGAAGATGAACGGATTTACAACCTCATCTACATTAGCTGAGATGATAAAAAGACGAAT